CACCGTTTGGCCCAGCAACAACTTCATGAGGGGTGACCTTGGCTTCGAGCACCTGTCCTCGGCAACTAGAGTAGTCACTACTAGGTTGGGCGTAGTAGATCTGTCCGTCGAAAAGCACACCTTCTAGAGTGTGTAGTCGCGTTCCAGCAAGCTGGGCGAAGCGGACTCGGTAAATCTTGTTTGCCTTGACGGGCACCTTGCACTCAAGGTACACACGTTCGTATTTGCCTGTTTGTTCGTTGTATGAAAGGACAAATCGCTTTCCTCCGTCGTCAGCGTAGATGCGATTGCCACCTCGGCCTCCGGGGTCTTGACTCCCGTAAAACTGGCCTGTAGGCTTGGCTCCATGGAGAGCGCTGGCGTAAATCTTGTCGTGGTACGCATCGAGAGCTTCACGGTCGACTGTGAAGTCGCGTCGGCGGTGTCGGTCGACGTCGTTGAGGTCGTTGTAGCGAGTTGCGTACTGATCGAAATCAGGTTCGCGTACGCCACCAAGATCACGTCCTCCACGAAGTTGGCGATGTCCTTCTGTGACTGTATCGTCATGTTGTGTTGCGGGGGAAGCCGGAGCGTTCGTCACGGCAAAAGAGTCATAGGCAATGCCTGCAACGGATCCCAACTGTAGAGCGATGTCGCCTACAGCCAAGACTTTGCGCACGCCCTGAAGAATAGGGGAGTTGTCTGCAAATTCCTGAATTGATTGAACCTGTAGGGGAACGAATTGTTCGATCTCAGCCCCAATGAGAGGGTCGATCATGTTGAGGCGTTGTGTGCGTGCAAGGAAGGCCGCTACATTGACATCTGTCTGGTTTTCATAAGGGTAGAATGTACCTCGTACCCAAATGCCACCAGAGGTGAAATCGATGGGGCAGTCTGTATGTTCGATGTTGTACATCATAATACGCTTTTGGATCGTCGTAATGCCGAAAGATCGGCCGGCCACATTCAGGATAAGATCCTGGTATGGAATTTGAAGATGCTTTCCAAGAGCGTTGATGACGTCAACTGTTGATTCCGGATTGAGAATGCCTGATTTCTGCAGAGTAAGCAGGAATGGCACACAGCTCGTAAAGAGAGCAGTCATTTTTGCATATGACTGCACCTCTTCCGTGCACGTGCCATCTTCTGCATACTTGCACAGAATGAGAACTGTGTTAAGTACGTCTGGTGCTGTGTTTTCCTTGAGAGCGAAGTTGATAATGGCATCGGGACGCTTTGGTGCCGGGAGAACGATGTTGTTGAACTTAATCGTATCTTGCACTTGAGTGGCTTGACTCTTGATATTGATCAAGAGTTGACGGACTCCTTCGAGAGAAGGACTGACTCCGCCATATTGGCCTTTGTCCTCGTAGAGTACCCAAGAACACGACAGAGCGCTGTCGCGTGGGGTATACTCCTTAGCTGCTTCACTGTAGGCTTGGCCGAATGTAGTGGCGTATGCCTTGCAGCGTGCGCTGTACTCAACTTTCACTGCGTGTGAACGTCGTGTGAAGAATGTGATGTCTTCCTCTGGGAGTGTTTGTGTGAACGTTGTGTTTGTGTTCGCCGTGCAAATGAGCATGCGGATTCCAAGGTCGTTTTTCTCGTAGTAGTCTGAAACCAGACGCTTGGCTGCTGCTAGACGATTAGCGTCAAGAAGGCAGTCGTCGAGAAGAACAATCTTGCCCTTCAGATCAGCATCCGGAGTGTTCGTTGTCCACGAATA